TACCTCTATGGGGATTTTATAACCATAACGGGTATTTTTATCTTCTGAGCATACTTAATCCCATATTCTGTACCTTTACTTCTTGTATCCCATATAATTAGTACCTTATCTGCATTATCAATCATCTGTTTATTCCTTAAAAAGAAGTATTTGCTACTAAAAGGAGTCCTATTATCTATTAAATGATAGGGTAGGAACTCAACTAGGTTAATATTGTTAGCCTTAGCATAGCTTTTAGTAATCTGATCAACTCCTTTAGCCCCTCCTGATAGTATAACAGGGGTGCCAACTACATGATCTTTCATAAATTTGTCTAGAATAGGGATAACAAACTCAGCTTTATCTATACTTCTACTCCCTATAATACATATTTTCATGGCAAAGGCTTTTCTTTACACCATTGTAGCCTAATTATTCCTATATCAAGAATAATATAATGAAAATCAGAATCTTCTATATACTCAATTCCAAAACTTAACCCTGCAATTAGTTCTATTCCAAGTAACATATAATATCCTTTTCCATTAAATTTCACAACTTCCTGCTGTGCAGGCAAGTATCTGTTGTCCTATAGTATTATCTTCAACTTCAAGAAAGTCAGACCAGTCAAGACTAGAAGGAGTTTTAGATACAAAATCATTATAAACTTCTTCTGTACAATCTTCATAGGGAGCTTGTTGATAGCTGTGATTAGAGTGTGGTAAGAAAGATACTCCACTTATCTCATCAAAATGTTTCCATACCCATGCTCCAACTTCAGGCCAATCATTATCTTTAACAGAGATAGTAACTGATGGTTTATGTTCACACCAGTGTCTTTGATAGAGTAGCCAAATTTCAAGCTGTTCAATAGCTGTCTTATCATTTCTAAATATAGCATTTTTAGGAGCTTTAATAGGGAAACTAAAGATAGCTGTTGAGTCTTTATTACTTACATCATCTTCTACTTGTACTCCTTTATCTTTTAGGTATGTGTAAATAGGGTCCTTTTTATCCATACGAATGCGTCTAATATAAAAAGGGTTGTGTCTAGCATGAATGCCACTAGCACTATCCACCAACTGACTGACTGTTCCTGAAGGTTTAACACAAGTGATAGAAGTAGAAGTAGGAATACCAAATTTTTCAGCAAATTCTTCATTAGTTTTTCTTGCGACATCTCGTAACTCCTCTAACATTTTAGGATCAGGATTGTTAGTAACTTTAGCATCCATAATTCCTGTTAAGCTTACGCCAAGTAAGCGTTCTTCTTCTGTATTTTTTTTCCATTCAGAAGATAGAAATTGAAAATTAGTTAAGGTAGACTGGATAGTTCCGAGAATTGTAGCAAGTCTGACCTTACGGATAAGGGTATCTCTGGTATCGTTTGCTCGTACAACCACTTCCGTAAGATTGCAGAACTGTTTATCACGGAGGATAATTTCTGAGCATGGATTGGTTCCGTAGCTGAGAGTTGAATCTCGTCTTCCCCACTTATTTGCTTGATTCTGAGCAGCAACACGATTAAAGATTCCTCGTTCACCTGACTTTGACTTAACCAAACTGAGCCACTCTTCCATGAAAGTTTCACTATCGGGTTTTTCTGTGTATGCGACAGAGTTATTGGCAAGTCTTCTATGTGAATTATCATTCCACCATGCTCCTGTTTTAGCATCACGCATACGTTTATCAGTGAGATTAGATAAAGAAATAAGAGCAGATCGTCTTACTCCCCCAACTACTACTACATCACCAATCATACACATAATGTCATGTACTTCTATTGATTTTAATTTACGTCCTTGTGCTTGTTTAAATGTTTCTACTACAAAATCAAATAACTTTTTAAGAGGATCAGGCCCACTAGCCCTACCACCAAAAGTTTTTAGTCTATCTCCAGCAGGTCTTACTTTACTAAAGTCAAAAGTAGGTATATCTCCTTCCCATAAGGAAGAAAGAAGTTTTTTAAATGCTTTAGCCCAACCTAATTTACTATCTTCTACAGATATAATATCATCACAATATATTAACTCATGAGGTATTTCAGGAAGTTTAGCAATCTCTTGGCGTTCACAAGAGAATCCCACTCCTGTACCGTTCATTAGTATATATAAAGTTTCACTAAAAGCTCGTTTATTATTAACAGCAATATAACTACAATTATAAGCAGCGATGTTGTCTCGTTCACAGGCTTCTCCAGCAGTCATTAATAGCCTCATTGAAGGCATTATCTCAAGTTTTTGAATCCCTTTTTGTATCTCATTCCAATCATCAGTAGACAATGTAACTTTAAGTTTTAAGTAGGCTACTAATCTTTCTACTGTTTCATCCCATGTTTCTCTTCTATTTAAACTAGGTATATATCTTGCATATCTACTCATTGCAATTACTTCTTGGTATAAACTTGGCAAACTACTCATATGTATCATATTCCTCTAATTCGTTATCTGTGTCATCTAGTAATTTATCTAGATTTTCTTCTATTTTATCTTGAAATTTGTTTACAAGTTCTTCAGAAGAAATATCTAATAGTTCTAAAAGGGTTGTTTCATCAAATTTCTTTAGATCTTCACATAGTTCTTGAAAAGTACGTTGCATTAAGTGCTTTCACGAGTATATGATGACCGACTATCATAGTTTGGGGGTAAATTGTCATTAGATGAATCAGAATCATAAGCAATAGCATCAGAAATGGGTTTAATAGTTTGTTTTTTATTAAAAATCTTATCCCAATTGTCAGCATATTTTTTTGTTGTTACTTTAGACACTAATCTAGCTCCTGTAATTTCATTTTGATCTACCATTATCTATTTTCCAATTCAAATTCCTTAATTAATTCTATAAAATGTATTGCTTTATCTAAATCTTCTACTCCACCTTTATCTTTCCATCTACATAAATATTTAATTGCTGTAGCTTCTAAATAAGGTATCTCATTGATATAATTAAAATAAGCAGGTTGTATCTTAAATTTCTTATAGTGTTGCCCACCTACTTGTATCTCACTTGCTTTCATTTAAACTCCTTTATTTAATCATCAATACAATCACAAGGTAATTCAAAACCTATTAAAGGTAATTCTTCTTTATTAGTATCTAATAATACCATTTCTTCCCAAGAATGTCTTCTACCAAGTCCTTTTATAGTTGTTAAATTTTCTGCATTTTTTTCAATTTGTAAAGCTCTTTTAAACAATTTTGGATCTTCTTTAGATAAGTTAATAACTTCTTGTTTACGTGTAGAAGGGCAAAAAAAACAAGAAGATTTTTTTGGAGGAGTTAATCCAGCATTAATTATTGCTTTTAAACATTCTTCTCTATCCCAATTCCAATCTATTAAAGGATATTCATAATCATATTTTAATTCTTGACGATTTCTTGTTATTGTTTTTTTTATTCTATGGGATTCTCCAGCATCATATCCAATATATTGTACTGCTTTTAATCCTGCTTTCCAACAAGTAATTGTTTCTTTCCAATGATTAAGAAATTTTTGTTGTGGTTGAACTTTATGTTTTTCACTACAACTTTTAAAACCATAAGCTATAGAAGGTAAAACCTTTCTTCTTAAACATTCTTCTTCTAGAGTCTCTCTACTACCATCTTTTCTAACTTTTTTAACTATTGTTATAGTAGGAGCATTATGTTTCTTTAACCAAGTATTAAATAGTGTAATATGATCATATGTATATTGATGTTCTCCCCCAGTATCTGCAAATAAAATTAAATCAATTGGTTTTTTTAAGTTAATTAATTCTATAATCATAGCTGTAGAGTTAACTCCACCACCAAAAGCTACAATATGTGGAATTTTATTCATAATTGTATCTATTATACCAAAAATTTAGCATTTTGTCAACCAAAATGTTTAGAACTTAATTTTAAATTATCACATATATCTTTTGAATAAATAGCAAACTTTTTTTCATGTTGATTATAATCAGTATGACCATTATAAAATAGATGAAGATGAATCATTTCATGTAAAAGAGTATCACATATTTGATAGAAAGTACCACATTCAGTTGATATTTGTATTCTCATTGGGAATGGAATAAACATACCATAGTTATCAGGATCCTCAACAACTTCAAATGTAACCTTTCTTGCTGGTGGCATTCTTAAAGCATTAAATGGTGGTAATCCTTTAAAACAATCATATAATTTTCTTAAATTTTTTTTATGTAATATCATTTTTATTTTCTTTAACGTAATTTAAAGGATAGCCATTAAAACTAACATCAACACAACTATTACAAACCAATAACAAAGCGACTACTATCATATTTTTTAACATTTGTAACCTTAATAATATTAGCAGTATCTGCTATAAGAGGTGTAATAACTATATTATGTAATTTTGATTTTACTTCGTTACTCCAACTTAATTCAGTTGGTGGTGAAGTCATAAGACCTGACCAGACAAGCACATGATTGTAATCAAATTCTTCTACAAGATAAGCTAAAGGTTTCATGATATAGCTATAAACTTTGGACTCTTTGCAGCAATATTTTCTGTTCCTCTAAACCAAGCACCACAATCTTGACATTGATATCTATTATATTTAGTAGATAAGTTGACTCGTATACCACGTTTTTGATAGTGTTTACTACCACAATTAGTACAGACAAGACTATTTTCAAATACAGATAGATTAAGGTGATTAGGAATCCAAGGTTTAAAAGCTTCATAGACAGATTCTAATAGAATGACATCTTGTTTATTATATGTTTCCATTATTTTCCAAGCAGCTGTATCTTTATTCATACATTTAATCCATAACTCATGACCTTCATGTTTATGTTTTTTACCAAGTCCTAATGACTGTGCTACATAATCTAACTTATTAGATACAAATCTAAATTTAGATTTAGCTACACGAAGTAAATCAATTTGTTTAACAGGTGATGGTGGAAACATTCCTGCCATAAGAAAAGCCTTATTTAATGTAGGGATATCAAATCTAGCACCATTATAATGTATTACTGCATCAGCTTCATCTAATAACTTATGAATAGATTTAAGCATAGACTTATAAGTACCATTTTTAATAGATTTAAAAACAATATCTTTTTCTCCAAGCCATTTAGCAGCAAAGCATAAAATTTCTGATGACTCAAGCAATTGATTAATAGCAATATTTTGTTGCCATATACCCCAGACATGTGCTGTATTAGGGGATGTTTCTATATCTAATAATAATATTTTACTCATGAGACTTTACCACCTTCTTTTTTAAATAAATCTAGCTCTTGATTTGCATCTATAGAAGCAATATTAATTACTCCATGATGAACTAAATTTTTTATTGCATGATCCATAAGAAATGCTGCTTCTTCAGGGTCAACATGGAAATTAAAATCATAACTTCCATCTTCATTTACTACACAATTTGATATAAGCATTTAGCCAATCCTTTCTAAAATCTAACCAGTCAAACCCATTTTCTGTAGCCCAAGTACCATAGGTTGTTTTACTTCTTTTTGTAATCTTATTATCAGGATTCTGAAATAAAAATATAATTTTAATACTAGGATTAGATTCTCTAAACCATACCATCTTTTGTCTAGTATCTAAATCTAATTTCCCTTTAGCTTCAAGATATATATTTCTACGACCTGTTTTAAAATCAGGAATGTAAGTCCGTTCTTTTTCAGGTTGTATATATTTATAACGTTTAGGTTCATATTTAACAGAAGGAAAAGTTTTTTTTAAAACTTCCCAGACTCTTGCTTCTAGTTTACTCTTGAATAAGGGCATAAAATCTATCTTCCCAGTTATCTTCTAAACTTCTTAAAATCCATAACACTCTGGCATTCATAATAAATTCTGAATCATTATTATAAGCTGCTCTTACAGCATTAAATAACTCTTGCTCATTATTACAACCATTTAAAATCTTTTCAGCTCCCTTACTCCCAATTCCAGGAATACCTTTAATATTATCTGATGTATCACCTTTAATACATTGCAAATAAAACAACTTCAAACCCTCAAACTCCGTTTGGTCTATAAAGATATCAGGACGATTCCACCCTTTACCGTTAATTTCCCACGAAAAGTGATGACCTGGAACCTGCAACAAATCTTTATCTAGGGTACAAATTATGGTATCATCTGTTTGATGTATGGCTAAAGCATCGTCAGCTTCTAATGTATCAGGAGCAAACTCTGCATTTAGTTTTTCAATACTATAATTTTGTAAGTCTTTTAAATGACGAGGTCTAGGTTGAGTTCTATTAGCTTTGTATTCAGGATAGATTAACTTTCTAAAATTATTAGGACCAGTTAGAAAAGCTTTATAACTAGTAGCATTTGTTTTAGTAAGTATGTTATCTAATAGATCATCAATACGATATATAGCTATGCCAAGGTCGTCATTCTCGGCACTAGCTGCACATCTATAACATAAAAGATCTTGATCAATTAATGCTAACATTAGTTAGGAACATCCTCATCAGTATTATTTTCTTGACCAAAGACATATTCTTCAAATTGTTTAGCTGTTGCAATAATATCTGCTACAGATTTACCAGGACCTAGTAATTCTACGGCACTAGATATAGAAGACTGACGGACAATAAGAATCTGTCTTGCTGTTCTTTCTTCTTTAGTTTCATATGTACTTCCAGTTACTCTTGTTGGTGCTGTAGATCCAGTTGTTGTAGCCACAGGTGCGTCTCCTTGTCCAAATCCTATCCAATCCCAATATCCAGTTTTTTCATTTTTAATAGCTCTAATATCTACAACAGCTCCTTTTTCCCAAGTCTTTGCTACTTTAAATACTTCAGGATTACTAAAGGATACTAACTTTTTAGATTGAGTTTGACCTTGATCATTTTTATAAGCAACTTCTAGTTGTTCAAAAGTCTTACCAGTCTTTGATGCTAATGTATTTTGTGATACATCAATTATTGTAATTTGCATTTACTATCTCCATATTTCCCCATGTGGGGCCAATTTGACACTCAACTCGCATTGGTAAGTTGAATGTTTTACCAAATAATTTATTAAAATTACTTGGAATGTCATTAAAACACTTGTCTACTAAATTTACTAGTATAGTATTATCCCATACTTTTGGATTAAAGTCAAGTATTATTGAATCATGCACAGTATTTACAAGTAGTACTCCTTCCTTATTTAAAAGCCTATTCCTTAAAGATACTCTAGCAAGTGCCATAAGATCCGCTCCTAGTCCCTGTACAGGATAATTTAATATCTTTGTACGGGGCCATTCTGCTCTTCCATTTCTAATTTCAGGTTCAAAATTATAAACTCGTCCTGTAGGCATAGATAATTTTCTATTACGTTTAGCGTCTATTAAAATTTTATCATGCCATTCTCTGAGCCCAGAATATTTCTTATAGAATTCATCAATAACTCCTTGCCAGAAGGATTCGTTTCCGATTGCTTTAAAATCTGGATCGTTTGCATAACTATATGCAGATCCTCCATAGATAAGTCGGAATACGAACGTCTTAGCAATAAGTCTAGATGGAAGACCAAATCTTTCTTGGTTATCTGTGTGTTGATCGACATTATTTAAAATCTCATTTAGGGCTACTTGATCTTGACTTAGATAGGTAGCCCCTACCCATTCTAGTTGCTTTGCATCAGCTTGTAGTAACATTAAGTAAGTTATTTACCTCTTCTATTGTTTCTTTTACTTGCCAAAAATCTTTAGTTGTACTATAAATTGTTGTTCTAATTTCAGTATCACTATCAAGTAATTGCTCATGATATTCAACTACATTATCAAAATTAATAACTAAAGCTTTATCTTTAAAATCACTTGCTGCATTTGTTAACTTTAAGAACATGCCTGTCTCCTAAATTCTTCTTCTTCTAAAAGTTCTTTTTCATTCTCTTCAAGAAAATCTAGATGTGAACAAAGATTTGATTTCTCCGTCAAAGTTTTGCAAGTTAGGTTTGCTTGATGACAGTCGTCCCGTTCGTGTAACGCATTGATTGAGTTGCCCATGTATAACTCCTTTTTTCCAGTTAAGTTCATTGATTAAATTTACTACGCCTCTATAATAAGTCGACAATCTTTTCTCTAATGTAGTTCTTTTTAACAATAATTCTATAATACTTTTTGCTTTATTAGAACTACGTAAAGATTTTAAAGTCTTCTCATCTGTTGAATAAAACCCTTCTTTAATTAATTCTGATCCTTTTATAGGAACCACTAATCTATTGAAGGTGATTTTATATTCTTCCCATTTCTCTTTCTGTTCACCCATTCTAGTGCCAGTTTTAAAAGTCCCACAAGAAACTCTACGACGAAGGCTAATATCCCCACCATAAAGCAAAGCACTAATATGATCATTGCTATTAGGGTTAAACTCTCTAAGTTGATGAAGTTTATACAACTCTTCATCCAATGTTTTAATTTGTTCTTCAAAGCTATCTCCTAGTGTAATACTTAAATCTTCATTAAATAAAAGACCATTATATTCCATTTCTTGTAGGCATAATAGATCTTGATTGTGTAAACTAATTAGTCTAGCTAAGTGTGGATTATTTTTAATGTCTTCTAGTTGTTTAAAATAAACTAATTCAGTTAGTTTAATATCCTGTTGTAGATATTCACGAAGAATCTCCTCAGGAATGTCTGGCGTATCTATTCCATTTTTCCAATATTCATTTGCAACTACATCTAATTTTGTTTCTAAATTATAATGTGCACATACACCATTTAAACTAGGATATGGAAACTGTTGACCAGTTAATATAAAATGTACTAGTTGACAATCCCATAATCTTTTGTTGGTAAAGGTTATATTATACCTCTTTAGCCAATGTAAGTCAAATTTAATATTGAATCCAATTAATAAATCAACATTATTTATTTTATCTTGTATAAGATCTAATTTATTTTTATAAGGATCTAAATCATACTCAATATTATACAAGCCATGACCTTGTAATCCAACATAACAAAGTTTATTTGTTTGATCAAATGGATTTCCTTTATTAGATGTTGTTGTTTCACAATCTAATACTAAATAATTTTGCATTATATCTCTTCATAACGTGCTATATCTGGTTTAATTAATACTTTAAAAGCTCCGTGTCTTAAGTCAGGTAACGTATCTTCATCTCCTAATAGTTTATTTTTACTAATGTTTAAGTATCTATAACGACTAGTATTATCTTGTTCTTTACCAATGCCAATAATCCAATCAGCTTCTCCTTGTTTAGCTGTTTTACTACTATCAACCATATCCATAGTTAACCATAGTTTACCTTCTGCTTCTCCATTTGCTTGGCATACTGCTATAACAGGGGCATATGTTTTAGCCATTTCTCTAGCCCATTGATAGATTGCTTTTAGTTCTAAATCATTTCTATCTGCTTTAAACCCTTTAATTTTATCTATCTGATCAAAGATAATTAAGGCAGGATTAGTATTTTTTAATATTGTTTCTATCCTTGAAGCCCGTGATGAATCTTCTAACTCTAATAACAATTTAAATCTACCTTCTGTTTTTTCATAAAACAGTTTATCATACTTTGGTCTATCTGCAAACAATTCTTTTGCAGTAATACCTAACACAGCTTGATAACAACGTATTGCTACTTTGTTACCTTGTTCTTCATTATTAAACCAAAGAATATCCCCTTTAGTTTGTTCAATCATATGGGATATTTCACTAGCTAAGAAGGTAGTCTTACCTGTTTCAGGTCTAGCAAATAAGAATCCAAAATCTCCCTTTCGTAATGATCCTAAACTTTTATTTAAAGAATCAAGTCTCCATCTAAGCCCTTGTGTTTCTACTTGAGAATGATATAGCTTATCTAAATTAAATTCAATAAATTTAATATCTTCTGCTTCAACTTCTTGATGTTCAAACTCTGTAAACTTATCTAACAGCTCTGTTATATTTGCTTTACCATCCTCAACATCTAAAGCAAGACGAGCTACATCACCAGCTAAACATCTTCTGCGATGCTCTTCAAGCAACGCAATTACAGCTTCTGGGTTAGACACTTCAAAAGAAAGAATCCTATTAAGAAGCTCAGAGAATTCTTTTCTCTCAGAATCTTTTAATAAATAATTACTATTATAAGCTAATTCTAAATCTTCTTTAGTTATATTATTATTATTATATATATTATAATATGATTCTATAGTTATAAATACTCTATAAATATTACTATAATTTATTTTAATATAATTTATGTTAACATATTTATAGTATTTTGTAAAGACATTTCTATCAGTACAGAATAATTTAATTATTTGCTCTTCAACCACTCGATTAATTCTCCTTTGTTATATTCTTTTGGATCTTGCGGTGAGATTACTACATGTGTACTAACTCCTTTTTGTTTTAAATTACTAGCAATTCTAATAGCTTCTTTTGCTTTATCTCTATCTAACCAAATTGTAATTGATTTAAATTTTTCAGATAATGCTTGACTTGTTTCTAAATTCATGCTACTTCCTAGTAGTGGTGTTGCACAATAGTTTGGCGATAGTCTAGCTAATTTAATAGCTGATATAACATCTTCTACACATACTATTGTATCACCATTACCATAGATTGTCAATGGTTTATTACCTTTAGATAAGTATTTAAGTCCTTGATTTCCAAAACATCTTCCTTGCCAATAATTTTGCGTTTGTAACAAAATTAATACATGATTATTTGCGTCCCACGCAATATTATTTTTCTCAATTTCTTCATTGGTTATTTCGTATTTTAATAGCCATTGTCTTGGAACAATAGGAATATCTTTTGTTGTGTGTAAAATATGCTCATCAGATGGCATCGCTGGGAAGCTCTGCAATCTGCTTCGCAGAGATCTTATATCATTTTTAATTTTATAATACTTGCATCCAAAGCACCACATATGATCATCATAGTCTGCTAAATTATCTTTACTCCCACATTTGGGACAAGACTTGTGCCCTAAAAATTTACTCATGGTAATCCTTAGATAATGTTAAGTGTTACACGCATGACTGTTTTCATTTGTTATGTTATAATAGTTGTATAGAGTGAAAATTCTATATTAACTTTTATAAAGGAAAAAATTATGTGGACTAAACCAGCAGCTACAGAAATGCGTTTTGGCTTTGAAGTAACTATGTATGTAATGAACAAGTAATATAATATGCCCTTTAGATTGCATCGCTGCCACTGGCAGCTCTGACAATCTAAACGGCTATTCTAATAATTCTTCGGGGTCATCAGTATTGTCATAGGAATCTTCATCTGAACGTAAGTCTTCTCGTTCTTTACTTGGTGTATCTTTTTCAATCATATGGTAACATGAGTTACACATATCTAAATATTCATCCGTTAACAATGACTTTCTAGTTGACTCAAAGTCGTTTAAATTTTTATTACATGCAATACACCTCATTTAAATTACCCTTTATAATGTTAAAGAGTAATTATATATAGCTTTTGCATATTTGTCAAGTGTTGTTTTTTCTAATCCTGGTGCAGTATTAACTTCAAACACAAAGAATTTATTATCAATAACTCTGTGACCTATATCAACAGCACCAAAGTCAAGTCCTAATAACCCAACTGCTTCAATAGCAATAGACTGTAAATTAGTAGGAATAATAATATCCCCCCTACAATATACCCAACCATTATTGGAATTCCGTATTCCATTAGAAATAAAATTATTTTTTCTTTTCTTTTTCTTTTGAACATCTATAGATCTCCCTTTAAAAACATGAACACGATATTCATCTTTATGTTTAGTCCTTACAGTATACAATGGTGCATTGATTAAGTCAGTAGACTTACTAGCAATAATTATGCCACGACCACTATGACCTGTAAGAGTTGTGCGACAATAGATTGTATTACCCATATCAATTAGATGTTTGGCTATATCTTTTGATTCAGTGTATTGAGGTATATGATCAAAGCCTTTACATTCTAGTTCAACAAATGTTTTTAGTTTGTTACTAGCTAAAGCGATAGAGTAGGGATTGTTTAAGTCTTGTTCCATCCATTTAAAATGTGGTGGTGTAGAATTGCCCCAGTTAATAATAATATTGTTACGAAGTGGCGAGTATGTATGACCGACTACCTGAATACGTAAAGCTTTTGATAGTTTTCTAGCTGATAATGAATTATAATTGTAAGGAAAGATTTTTAAACTCATTTAGTTTTTCCTTTTAGTAGATAAGGTGATGGATATTTTTGATAGGCGGGAATTCCTACTGGATCTATAGGGCATTCTAAATAGCTTTCATCATCTTCAAAGTCATCTACAAAGTTTAATGAATGATAAGGAACATTGTAAATAAATTTAGGTGTATCTTTAGCGGATCCATCACTATCTATCATAAGATCACATGTAAAGTTTTGATTGACTGCTACAACTTCACAGATTTCCCCTGTTTCATGTACAGTTAAGGTACCTGGGTCAGCTATATCTTCTAGTAATTCTACCATATCCCCAACTACTACTGTTGTTTTAGTTTTTATTTTTGCTACTGGTTTTCTATAATAGTCATTAACCCAGTCAGTGTTATTCCAATTATATTCTTTACCTACGTATGTAGTAGATATAGGTGCTACATAAGGTTTGTAACTACTATTACTATACCACACACCATCATTCCACTCACCTTTAGCTTCATTCATGATCTTATGGTTGCCATGTCTATCAAGGAAGACAAGCTTACTGTATCCTATACGACCTTCAATAAGATTGACAATTGGATCTTGAAAGAGAGCTAAGTTACCCCATTTATGTACTAATGGTTGAAGAATTTCAGTATTAAATCCAATGGTATCGCTATGATTAGTATCACCGAAGCCACTAATAATCCCATTATGGACAAAGCCAATTGTATTATTAACTGCAAAGGGATGACAATTTGTTGTATCAATTTTACCATGTGTCTTTATCCTAAAATGAATTACTGCTTGTTTAGTTTCATGTTTCTGATAAGCTTGATAAAAAGAATCATAGCTGAAGAAACCTTTTTCTATATGTAACTTCTTATCCTGTGCATACATAAAGCCTGCACCATCTGGATTAGAATCATAACATTCTTTAAGTGTGTCTTGAGATAATACTTTACCTTCTGGTTTATAGATTGCAATACACATTATTTACACTCCTTTAAATGATAACTAAGTTCTGGAAACATACGCTTTCTACTAGATAACCAGTGCATGAATGCTTGATAGTGTGTCTGTTTCTTTAAGGATTCATTGGACTGGGCTGGACTACAATAGTCTACTAATGCTTGAACAAATTGCAAGCGACTAGCAAATTCTTTATAGTTCATTGGTGTTGCAAACAATCTAACTTCGATTGTCTTTTCATTAAGAAGATTTAGTGCATTGTATCTGTTACCACCATGCCTATGTTTTCTTAAGAATGTAATAGTACGATCACTTTCCATACGAGCATAGCTATTATCTATACGACCTGCTATGTGATGTATAAAATCTTTATTATCTAAACGATTTAAGAATTCAATCA